TTTAAGTTGGCTTAATATCTAAATACGGCAAATGCCGTGATAACTAGGAGAAACTCAAATGAGTGAGCAAGAGCAAGACTTCAACAGCTTCCAAGAACATTTGGAACGCATCTTTAAAGACCTTGAGGATGGGGTATTTTTATCCGCAGATGAAATTGGTGATCTACGCTATGCGTGTGGACTGCCATCGCCAATTCGTAACGCTAGTGTACCCCCCGTGTTGCGTGATGTTATTAACGATTTCAGCAATTGTTTTGGCAACCCTTTAAATAATTTTCCTTCAATATGGACAAAAAAATGATTATTTCAGATAACAGCAAAGAATTTAAGATAGCCCCAGCAGGGTTGCATATGGCACGGCTATATAGCATCATTGATTTAGGCCACCAAGCTACCGAATGGGCTGGCGAAACCAAGATTATGCACAAAGTCGTACTGACTTGGGAATTGCATGGCGATGACGATACAGGCGCACCTTTAAAGACCGATGACGGCAAGCCGTTAATTGTGTCTAAGCGTTATACCGTCAGTCTTGGGGATCAGGCGCGGTTGCGTCAAGACCTTGAAAGCTGGGGCAATAAAAAAATGACTACAGAAGATCGTAAGAATTTTGACCTAAAATCTTTGTTAGACAAATTTTGCATGGTCAATATTACCCATTCAGAAGATGGCAAATACGCCAATATTAGTGGTATTTCTCCTGTTCCTTCTGCCCTTCGCGGTGCTATTCCAGCAGGCATCAATCCTACTAACCATTTTTGGTTGGCAGAATTTGACCAAGCCAAGTACGATGCGTTGCCAAAATACTACAAGGAAAAGATTACCGAAAGTAGTGAGTGGCGCGGTCAGCAGGAGCGTGAAAAGAACGCACCTAAGATTGAAGATGACGATTTATCAGAAGTCCCCTTCTAATGATAGTCAAAGAAAAATCACAGGGATCACAACATTGGTATACCCGTCAGGGAACGCCTGCTTATACCACCATCGGTAAAACTGGGGAAAGACCTACTACCTTGCGTGATGCAAGGAAAGAAGGGCTTTTGCCCAGCACTACCACAATCATTAATGTTTTGGACAAAGCGGGTTTAACTAATTGGAAGTTACAACAAGTTTTGTTATCTGCTTTAACGCTGCCTAGAGAGCCACAGGAAAGCGAACAGGATTGGTTGGCTAGGGTTATGAAGGACAGCCGAGAAACGGGTTACAAAGCCGCCAATCGCGGTACTGAAATTCACGGCATTATTGAAAGCTGGTTTGAGCAAGTGTATATGCCTGAAAAGCCAGCTTACCTTGATGCTATTGATAAAACTTTAAAAAATGCGTTTGGTGAACAGGCATGGTTGTGTGAAAAATCGTTTGCTCACCCGCTTGGCTACGGGGGTCGTGTTGATTTAATGGCAAAACCAACTAACGGTCAAGGAACGGGTTATGTTGTAGATTTCAAAACAAAAGACATTGATTTAGACAAAGTTGATGTATATTTTGAGCATGAGTTACAGTTAGCGAGCTATCGCGAAGGCCTAAATTTGCCCAACGCACGGTGCGCCATACTATTTGTCAATGGCACGACTAACCAAGTAAAATTAGTAGAAATAGAAGAAGCACAACTTCAAAAGAGTTGGGATTGCTTCCAGCATTTGTTAAGGGTCTATCAGATCAAGAACAACTTGTAATAACGGGGGAAAGCATCACGGAGCAAGTACCCCACTTTATTTAGGGCGTTAAGCCGCATTTTGTATACATATTGATACCTATGTGTATAGTTATTGACAAAAAGCATACATATCAGCAGTCTTGTAGACATTTTTGTAAAGTTTTGCTGGCTAATTGTAAAGTTAATGACGCATAAATAAGTTCTTAACCCACTTAATGCAACATATCTGATGCTTTTTAAACTATTAACATACTTTTGTACACGCTAACATTGTGTGTGTTACTCATAATTTACAAATTGCGGTAAATGTATAACATACGATACATTTTGTTGTATTTTTACACTTAGGGTTTTCCTTAAATAAAATGTATTGACAAGGTTAAGCTAACTTAATAAACTGGGTGTACTCAATAACGAGTGAGATAGAAAAAGGAGCATCAAATGAAAGCACCATTTATGTGTAATGTTGTAATTGGCGATACATGGATCGATGTACACGGTCACGGCATTGAAAATATTGAAGAAGCATACATTCACGATACAGACATTGATGTTTGGGAAATGTTGCACTCATTGAACTTTGACAAGTTCGTATCTAAAACCCATGATGTAATGTTAGGAGTTTAAGATGAAAGACTTTATCGGAAGTTGTTTATTAGGGGCTTTGCTAGGTTGTATGTTTGCATACGGTGTACCAGCTAAAGCACAAACTTATCCCGTTACTAATGCAATGGGCTACAACATGGGTTCGGTTCAAATACAAGGTAATACCGCCCAGTTTGTAAACCCTATGGGCTACACAACGCAAACGGCTACTATCTACCCTAACCAAGTTATTATACAAACGCCAAACGGTATAACAACTAGCGTAATCGGTAACACAAGCTATTCAATACCCCCTAGCCCACCAACAGTACCAACGGTGAGGGTTTTGCAATGAAAGAACTTAACGCTTACGCTATGGCAAAAAATGGCGAATATAACCCATTTATGCAAGCTAGAACTAGCGATCCTTACACATCGCATTTAGCGGCACAGGCTATGAACCCATCAGCCCACTACGCTTTAATAATTGACGCTTTAAAAGTTTGTCCAGCAGGTAAAACTTTGATTGCTAAAAGGGCTGGATTAGACCATAACCAAGTATCTAGAAGATTAAATGAACTAGAAAAGCAAGGAATCATTGGTCTAACTGGCAAAACTGTAAAAAGCGACACTAATCGTCAAGAAAGGGAATGGTTTTTAATATGAACGCAAATGAATTAGCTGATGCTGTTGAGGGTGCTGGCGATAACAGCTTTAATAACCAAGCCGCCACAATGCTACGCAAACAACAAGAAGAAATAGAGTATTGGAAAGAAAAGTTTGAAAAAGCTATGGAGTTAAATAAATGAGCAATGAACCAGTAGCGTGGAATGAAGAAGAATTTAACCATATTGCGTATAGCTATCGTTCATGGCTGGCTTCTGACCCTAAAGGTGTATCAGAAAGGTATCAAGAATTGGTTAATTATGTTCAATCCATTACTCATCCAGCAAAGACACTAACAAATGAGGAAATATTGCAAGTTCGTAAAGATTTAGATTGGGAAACTGATGAATGGATTGACTTTGCTAGAGCAATACTAAGAAAAACACAAGAATGAGTACACGCACAGTAGGAATGGTAGGCAAAACCTTTAAATCGGCTTCTGAGGCGTTTAAAGACGCTGACTATGCAACCGCCATAGAAACACCAGCAAAAGGCGAATATAGCTGGTTTTGGGGCTTTGTAGTGGCTTTAGCTGCCGTAGCTGTATTTGGATACTGCTTTTACTTAACAATCAGCCGTTTTTAAGCATTTGTAACGCTTCTTGTTCTTCCCTGTCTACCCGCGCAAGCCATCCCTTGCCAAAGATAGGGAAAGATTTTAATGAACGGTAGTATTCCCGCCTAGTTTCAGAGAATTTTGAAATAAGAGTTGCGTTATTATTTGCGGAAATAACGCTTCTTGTTGCTTGGCCAATAACTCCGTCAGGTACACATCCAATAGCTGACTGAAGCAATTTAACGCTTCTACCTGCCCCTGCATTAACTCCCATTGAAAACACAAGATAGTTGATTCCTCTAGGTAATACTTCTGCATAACAAGGTTTCCAGTATCGTTGTTCATACAATGGGGATACATCTTCTTTAGTTAAGTTTTTAAGAGTTGTTACGGGATGTCCTACCCATTCTTCCCAAACAGCTTTAGTAACGCCTAAATTTGTTTCACCGCCCGAATCGCCAACAAGACCATGTGATCCTGTCCAGCCACCTTCTGATTTTAAGACTAAATCTAAACATTCTTTAAAACTCATTTAATTCCTGCCACTTCTAGATACCAACGCTGAAGTTCCGTAAGCATCAAGGTAGTTTGGGCGCAGTCAGCAAATAAGTTGTTGGTGGGGATAAAAGAAGTTGGCTTGGTGGGATCGGGAACGCTGGACAAGCTGTTGGAACTGGGTGAGCGCACCCCGTTAGCATAATACTGGCGTAGCAAATCCAATTTAGCGGTATATTCACTTTCTATGCCTTTCTTGACTAATTCGTGTTGTTTTTGGATGGATTCAACTTTTGCTTCTTGTGCTTTAGCAGCGTTATTAACTTCTCGTTTGTAGTCGTTAAAATCACGGTTGCGTAAGCCCCAACCAACAGCAAAAGCCCCAAGTAAAATAAAAACAGCAATACCAAGTTTTGCATAATCGATCATTGTGAGAATTTTTTAGAAAGTAAATCTTCAAACAAACTAATTGCACGGCTGCCCATATGTCCTGATACGCCTACTAAAGCAGCAGTAATCAATGGTGAAAACCCTGCGTTTTCGCATAGCCAAAATGTAATAATGCCAGTAAAAGCAGAAGTAGCAATTTCGCCCATAAATTCAGCAATATTAAAAGCTCTAGTTTTGCCTTCTTTAAGTTTGTTCATAAAGCTA